GTTAGGGTTATCCAACAACCGACATGCTTCCGCTCGAATGCTGGCGGGCTTCATCCTTTCACAACTATACGCGGTACGGTAGGCCGCGCTGGCGTTGCCTTTCTGGTCACCTGCCGCGTACGCCTGACAAAAGGATTCCTGCTTATCTGTCAGTCCTGTTTGCAATGTGTGTTTCTTGCTTGCCATGTCTTTACCCTCTCTTAGTTATTGTACCACCCCCCATAGTTAAGCACCGACATTTCCACGCCTTTACAAGGCTTGTCCTTTGTCCAAAATTTATTTGACCCAACTACTTGTTTTAGAGATTGTACAACATATATTAGACTGGACTATTGCCACTCTCTATTGTGGTGCGCTTTTTCTTATTGTTCATACCGACACGGACTTACAACCCGTGACAATTCAACCAGCGGCTTTGGTGGCGGTCAGAATTGTTGTGACCTAATTTCTGCACTGGCAGAAAATTTCATGACCCTGAAACACCCCAAAGCGGCTGGTTGAACTTTCGGTTCGCTTTTTCTCATCGTAAAAAAAAATACACGCTACTCGCAAGCAACATTATCCAGACCCATCGGAAATGGTTAATCGCGTTGCAGTGCGTCAGACCCACTGGAAACGGTAAATCATCAGGTGTGTGTTAGACCCACGGGAACTGGTCAATTGTCCGGCGGGTGATAGGTGTAGGGCTTTTACATGCCGAACCTATTACCAACCCTTCACAGACCCCCCGATAAGGCAGGGCTACAAACCCCACACAGAACACATTTAATACTGATTGAGACCCCCAGACTGGGCAGGGCTACAAACCCCGCTTATAGGACGCTATGCAATCGAGACCCCCGAAACAGGGCTTTAATGCTGACCGTGCAATAAGAGGTTGAACGGGTTGGAATTGGAATTGGGCTTCGCACCCCTTGCCACTGACCATGACAGGTTAGCCCTTCGGGGCTGGGTATTGCTGAATGCCCTATTTCATCAAGCGTTCCGCAACCGTGGAACAAGTGACACGGTTTGCCGGACTGCATCAGTACTGAAAAGGACATCAATTCATGCCAGTGCATGTGTTGAAAGTCATTTCAGGTTGAAAAAAGTTTCAGGTGGCAGGGCATTTGTCCTGTCACTGCCTAGGCAGTCCGGTGGACTGCCTAGGCGGTGAACACTTCACCGCTTTGGAACTTTAAAAAGGAACTTTCAAAATGAGAAATTTATCAGAAAAAATGGCTCTCGCGTTTTGCGAAGGTTACGAAAGCTCATCTGCAAACACCATTGTAAAAGTCGAACACAAGCTAGAGGAAAACAAAATTTACAGAATGTTTTTACATGGAAATTTAATCGCCCGTCGCGGCGGCGGTATGGACATTACTATGTCACTGTGTGGTTACAACACAAGGTCAACCCGTGACAGATTAAATTCAATCCTAGAATTTCTTGGCAGGAACTACAGATTTTCACAACACAATTTCTGGCCTGTCATCGTAAAAAACGGGGTCAAATATTACATCCAGTCGGACGATGTTTTTAGACTGGCAGAACTTGATGGAATTGAAAACTGGAACTGTAATTTAGCCGCATAGAGAGAGGAAAACAAATGGATTATTCAGTGAAACAGGCAGGACAGGGTCTCTTGTACGTGTATTTTGAAGGTACTAGAACCGCATGGGGCATAATGAATACAGGTGGAAAGTGGACTCTTTACAACAGGGTTGGAGCTGGTGGCAGAATTGTCTATGACCTTGGAAGACTTATTCATCATCCCAAAGAATTAAGCATAAAAATAGGTGAATTGATTACCAACTATGAACGTGCCGTAAATTAGAGAGGAAATATCATGTTTGAAATTATCAAAGAAGGTGCGCTGACCAGCGTATTGTTTATGATTTTAGTTAATTTAAATGATGAAGGCGCATTTACTGTATGTGTGTTTATCAGTGCGCTTTTGTTTGCGTATTCAACACTTAGTAAATTGGAAAAATGGTTAATCGAAAGGAAAGGGTATGCAAATTACAAGCGTTAAACGAAAACTGACTGGTGCATTCAAAGACAGAATAGCCCTTGAGATTATCGGTCAGATAAAGGCAGGAAACGACACATTCGGAAAGCTGAGAAAGTCGTTACCGAATTATGACGATAGAGAGTTAAAGGCAGGGGTGCGAGCCGCTGAAAAATGGCTTCCAATGTTGCAACGCACGGGAAGTCTGTCACGGCCAGTAATGCATAAGTATCAAGCACGACTGGTCAAAGAAGGTAAGCGTTATACGGTTATCACATACAATAAGCGTAATGACTAATAAGTGGTTTGCCTCGACGCTTTGCGTCTTGCGACAGTCTAAAATTTGTGTACACTAGTCATTAAAGGAGATTTTCATGACACATATATCAAACATTCAAAAATCAGCAGTTCTTGTAAAACTGGGAATTCGACAGAGGGGCGGTCAGAAGGTTGACAAGTCCGCAACGATGGAAACATGCACGGACAAAAATGCGGACAAAAACGCTGGAAAGTTCGTAAAATCACTTATGGGTGGTAGTCAGTTGCTGAAAGAGATTAAGCAAGTTTCGAGCGCGGCGCGACATGCAAATAATGCACAGACGTTACCATTTACTACGGGCGTTTCACTTTTGCCAGTGACTAATTGTGAACGACATTCAGAACTGTTACAAGGGCATCAACAAATGTTTACCTCATTGGTCAGTGAGTTCATTGATGAATTCGAGGTAATGCGTGACCGTCAGTCATTACGGCTTGGTGAAATGTTCAATATCTATGACTATCCAAGCGTTAGTGAGCTTTGGACGCGCTTTCAATTTGACCTGAGTTATGAACCACTAGCCGACAACAACGCATTTGATAATATGCTTGGGTCAGTTGAAATGGAACAACAGCTCATAGAGACCGCCAATCGTCAGATGCAGTCGAGGATTGATGATGCTGTTACAGAACTGTGGTCAAGATTGACCAAGGCTGTAGTTCACGTCGAGGACAAGCTTAGAAATTACAAACCTGCCGATGGTGAGGTTAAGGCTGAAGGTGCGTTTAGAGACACGCTTATACAAAACGTGCGTGATTTGTGTGATGTTTTACCCCGTTTAAATTTGACGGGCGATGCTGACTTGGACAACGCATGTCAACTGGTGAGCGAGAAAATAGCGGTCTATGACTGTGAAGACCTGCGGTCTAATGACAACCTGCGTAAGTCTGTTGCTGACGATGCACAGTCAATATTAGATACTATGCAGGGCGTTTATGGGCTGGCCGCAGAATGACCTGTCAGAAAACTTTAGATATTGAGGAGTGCATACGTATGAAAGTTAACGATACCGAATGGTTCACAAACCGGAAACGGGCTTGGGATGAACATAAAATAATATGCGAAAAGCGTGGGCTTCAGCCCCTCGCTTGGGAATTTTTTAAACGTGTGGTGATGCAGAAAAGCACGTTTGAGGAAATGATTGAGGCTGGCGTTGAGTTCACCGCAAGCCAGAAAATTACAGCAACCATAATACCCTTTAGAATTAACCAGTAGGAGATTGAAATGCAGAAATCTGAAATGAATATTTCGACTTTGAGAATGAGTGACTGGAAGCTATTTGCAAAAACATGTTTAAAAGCAAACGTCCCCCTCATGACGTGGGGTGCGGCAGGTATCGGCAAATCTGAAGGTACTGCACAACTTGTACAAGAGATTGGCTTTGACAGTATGGCTGACATTCGCCTGTCTATATATGACCCGTCTGACCTGAAGGGTTTACCCGTGCCATGCTTCATTGATGGTCAACCTTCTGGTGAGCAGAACTTGGACGGTATTCCAGAGGCTACCCCCTCTGAGAAAAGAGGATTTGTTATGTGGCTACGTGACAATCTACTACCAACCAACCCCGACGCAAAAGTGCTTATCAACTTTGATGAAATCAATTCCGCGTCGCCGATTGTTCAGGGTATGGCTTACCAGCTTGTGCTTGACCGTAAGCTTGGAGATTATGAGTTACCCAAGGGTTGTCGGATTATGGCGGCTGGAAACAGGGTCAGCGACAGGGGTGTGACAAATACCATGCCAGCACCACTTCGCAACCGCTTTGCACACGTCGAATTGATTGTGGATGTTGAGGACTGGACGGCTCATGCTGTTGCTAATGATATTTTGCCTGAACTTGTGGCGTTTGTCCGGTTCAAAGCAGACCAGCTTCATGACTTCAGCCCTGACATGACAGCTTTCCCAACACCTCGAAGCATTTCGATGCTGTCAAATATTATGAAACAAAAACCAGCACAAGCTATTGAACATGCGCTTGTCGAGGGTTGTTGTGGTCGAGGGTTTGCGATTGAGTTCACTGGTTTCCTGCGTGTCTTCAGGTCACTTCCAAATGTTAAGATGATTGAGACAAACCCAGATGCGGTTGATGTGCCAAGTGACCCATGCACGCTCTACGCAATGGTGAGTACGTTAGCCCGTATGGCTAACCCAACCAATATGGATAATGTTATCCGGTATGCGCGGCGGCTTGGCAGAGAATTTCAACTGCTCTTACTGACTGATATCAGTGCGCGTGACGCCAAGCTTGGTAAGAATGCACAATTCATCAAATTAAATGTCGAACTTAAAAACATTGCCAGTTCATAGGGGGCTTCAATGACAGATGATATTCAAAAAATAATAGACCGATGTAAGGTTGTAACACTAGCACATCAGCCGTTCTTCGGGGCTGGTGCGTCAAAGTTAAGTTGGGAAGTTGATGATACAATCCCAACCGCATGTACGAATGGTGTGTACATCAAGTTTAACCCTGACTTTGTCAGGGGTCTTGATAAGCAAGAGATGGTTGGTCTGGCTGTTCATGAGGTGATGCATGTTTATTCCAAGCATCATTTATTGAGGGGTCAACGTGACCCGAAGCTTTGGAATATAGCAGGTGATTATTTCATCAACCTTCTAATAGAGGATGCGATTGAAGCAGAGATAAGTCGCCGTGGAGTTTCCTGTATGAAGCTTCCCGAAAGCGGTCTCATCGACTCCAAGTTTCGCGGCTGGTCAACCATAGATATATACAATCATCTATTAGAAAAAGGCTCTGGTTCTGGGACGGGTTCAGGTGAGGGTGACGGTGAAGGTAACGCGGAAGGTGAGGGTAACGCGGAAGGTGATGGCGGAGCGACTGGAGGCCACGGGCAGGTTACAGATGCACCAGTCAAGACTCAATCTGAAGCTGGTCAGATGGAACGTGAAGTTGAAATAATGGTTGAGCAAGCACATCAGACGGCCAAGTCTAGAGGTAAGGCATTTGGTTCTGCTGATGAGCTTATCGATACATACAAAAAGCCAACCGTTGATTGGCGTTCTGTGCTTCGGCAAATGATGCAGTCATTGGTGATTGTAGACCACACCTATACTCGCCCTCACAAAAAGTTTCATCACCTGCTGTCTGAGTACCGCTCATTTATTCCAGACTATCATCGTGAGAATGTCGGTGAGATTGTTGTTGGCATTGATACTTCGGGGTCAGTTTCATCTGAGGAAATACAACAGTTCTTAGGTGAGATAGAGAGCATTTGTGAAGAGCTTCAACCTTCAAAGCTTCACGTCGTTCAATGCGACAGTCGTGTCAATCACGTCGATGTATTTGAGATTGGTCAACCATTTAAGATAAATCGGATTCATGGGCGCGGCGGCACTGAGTTTCAGCCAGTCTTTGACTGGGTTGAGCAGAATGATATTCGTCCACAAGCATTGGTTTACTTGACTGATGGTTACTGTCCAGCACCCACACAACCTGAATACCCCGTGTATTGGGGGGTCACAACTGACTATCACAGTCACCTGTTTGGTGAGGTTCTTGAAATCAACCTTCAAAATTAAAGAGGAAAAACATGAGCAAGAAATCTTTAGCATATTTTAATGCTGTTAAAACTTTATCACCCACTTATAGATACAGTGATTGTGATGACATTAAATTTGATGCAATCACCTATGTGATAAACCAACATGCGAATAAGTTTTCGAGAGAGAGCTTAACTAAGACTGGTATGTCATCTAATTTTTTCATGCACAAAATCCAAAAAATATCTACTGAATTCGGTGAACATAATTTCAACCAAGACTACGCACCGGACGTAAATGACTTTCAAATCATTGGTTATGCAAATAATTTATGTGATGAATACGTCTCTTCTATGAGACAGATTAAAAAATACAGACAGATTTTAGCCAAAAAGAATACGCCTATGGGGATAGCTTCAATATGGCAAAGGTCTTTAGAAAGAAACCGCCAAGCTGTTTTTAACCTACATGGTAACAGTGCTTCTAATACCACTCCAGATTATAGTGTAGACTTCGCATTAAAGAGTCCCGAATACAAAAAAATCGAAATGGTTTTAGACGGACGCTCACATGAATTGAGATTGGATGTCCCGTACAACTGGTTCAAACAAGTTGAGTTGCTGGGAGCTTTCGTTGTCGAAAATAAAATCATAAAGACAGCAAAGTATATTGGAAACTTTGGTGATGTAGATGGCTTCAAGGCTAGCTGGTACAAACGCTCCGTTAAATCTTCTAGCTGGGATTTAGAAGAGGGATATATTGGTAGACACGGTGACACATTGAAGACATGTCGCTCAAGGATGTACATTGAGTCCGTCGTAAAGCGAAAAGCTTCAAGCGAATTCACTGAAGAATTACTATCAGCATTTGATTAAGGAGACAGCTCATGATGTGCAAGAAAGCAGAAAGAAAAATGCATGAGGGCTGGAAAGATTTTTTCTACAGGCAGATGATAGTTTACGCCTTTACAGAAAAAGACCACGCCTATAACATTTCAACACAACAATATTTAAATCTTAATAAGGAACTTAAAGCACAGTCGGAAGG